CACTCCTGGTCACGCCCTGGAAGGCCCTACCCGGCTCCCTAATTAGCTACTCGCTCGACGGGTTCGGTCGCTGCCAGTTACGGGGTGAGGTTTACTTCCAGGGCGGCAATCCTGGGGACGCCTCGATCATTATGACCTGCCCCCCAGGCACCACACCGACGCAGAACGCCACCCTGGCAGCCATCGAGGATGTCATCCCGACACGGGTGTACAGGGTCGACGTACGCACAGATGGCAACATTGTCCTGCGGTTCCCAGTGCCCCAGTCAACGGGCCAACTTTTCCTCGACAGTCTCATTTGGAGCAAGGAGTAACCATGACCGACACCGCCCCGCCTGAAGAGCCTGAGTCCCAGTCCCAGCCCGGTATCGAGACCGAGAAGTCTGCCGAGATCACCACCCAGCAAGGAGCCGAGATCTCTCACTCCGAGGAGACTGGTGTGGTGTGGCCCCCCGAAGCCGGGGATCCTGCCACGGGTGAAGGTGCCCATGGTGAGACCACGCCTGAAGAGGCCGAAGCAGAATAATGGCCCTAAAGCGAGTCGCCATCCCTTCCCCGAATTATTCCAGTCGAGGAGGGGCTGGCGTCAGATTGATCGTCATGCATACCGCTGAGGGATCGAGAACATACCAGTCGTTGGGTTCATATTTTCAGAACCCGTCATCAGGGGTTTCTTCCCATGTGGGCATTGACGACACCGCCAACACGGTTGGCGAATACGTACAACGGTCAGGGAAGGCGTGGACTGCCTCCAACGCTAACCCCGTGGCTGTACAGGCTGAACTCTGTGCCTTTGCCGCCTGGGACAACGCCGAGTGGCACAGGCATCCCAACATGCTCAGCAACGCCGCCGCCTGGATCCGGGAGGAGTCCCAAGCCTTCGGCATCCCCCTCGTCCGACTCAACGCCAGCCAGGCCCAGGGGTCAGGACGGGGCGTCTGCCAGCACGTTGATCTCGGAAGCTGGGGTGGAGGTCACACCGACTGTGGCCCCGCCTTCCCCATGGACGAGGTCATCGCCATGGCCGGGGGCCAGCCAGGCCCCGCCCCTGGTCCCACACCTCCTCCAGCCGGAAAGGCTCCACCATTCCCCCTGCCATCCGGCTACTACTACGGGCCTGCTTCAGGACCGACCCAGTCAGTGTCGGGTCAGTACCCACCCTACGGTGGGCCGAACGGAGCGGCAGGACTCAAGCAGTGGCAGGCACAGATGGCAGCCCGAGGCTGGACGATCAGTGCTGATGGGTTCTACGGTAATCAGACTGCTGGAGTAGCACGCCAGTTCCAGCAAGAGAAGGGCCTCTCAGTGGACGGTCTTATCGGCAGCCAGACATGGTCTACAGCCTGGACCGCCCCTGTGACCTGATGCCCTTCGGCAAGCCACCAGACCAAGCATGGTCTGCTTACATCCGACAGATGTTGTCCTTTGTACTGGGTGGTGCCGTGGTCATTCGGGGCATCATCCAGAAGGGGGCCAATGTTCCCGAGCTAGTGGTTGGGCTGCTTCTCATGGGCGTGGTACCAGTAGATGCTGTCCTGAATCGATTAGGTGTAGGCAAGAAGACAAACGGTGAGTTCAGTACCGGGAGCGGAACAGCCACCTCAGAAGCAACCCCTGTGGGATCGACTAGCCAGCAGCCAGGAGGTTGAGTCACCACGATGGCTAGTCAGATCCAGACAGGTCATCATCTTCGCATTAGGCGTATGGATGATCGTCTATTCGGTGAGGGCGTCGAGCAAGAACATCGCCTACGTCATCGCCGGGTTCATACTGGTAGGCATCATCCCTGTAGAGGAAGTGATCCGGCACGCCGCCCAGATCAACACCAGGCGACAGGAGCGTAAAAACGCACGTCAATCACCGACCTCATCGCCCTCCTCACCGGAGTCGCCGGGATCATCACTGCCATAGGCGGCATACTGCTGGCCGTGAGAGCAGTACGGAACAAGGAGCGTAAGTCAGCCAAGGAGGACTTGGACACTGTGAACGTCATGCTGTCTGAGGAGCGGCGGTTACGGATCGAGTCCGAACAGCGCAACTACGAGTTGATGATCCTGCTGGCCGAACACGGCATCAAGCCACCGTTGAGGCAGGTCACAGATGAGAATCCTTCGTAGGATCGGCAGACTCTTCGTATCCGCTTGGTTCTGGCTCATCATCGCCGGGTGCCTGCTTACGACCTCGTCGCTGTTCCTGGTCTACGGCAATCCTTCAAGTGCCTCAACGACACCAGGGCCACAGGGACCAGTCGGACCACCAGGATCAATCGGGCCAGCAGGCCCAGTGGGACCAAAGGGAGATAAAGGTGCAACGGGAGCTACAGGTAGCTCAGGATCTTCTGGCACGAATACACAATCATCTGGCGGCGGCGGAACAGGATCTACGGGTGCTACAGGGGCTGCTGGAGCGGCTGGAACCCAAGGTGCCATCGGACAGACAGGAGGTACCGGAGCCACCGGATCCACTGGACAGACAGGAGCCACCGGACAGACAGGGGGAGTAGGTGCTACAGGAGCGACGGGTAAACAGGGTCCAGTTGGCCCGCCTGGCAGTGTCGGACCTGCTGGCCCTCCTGGGCCTGCCGGTCCCTCAGGAGCGACGGGAGCTACGGGGAAGACGGGTGCGACCGGCCCACCTGGGCCAGCAGGGCAGACCTGCCCAACCGGGTTTTCCCTCAAGCCCATCTCCATAAAGGAGAAGAGTCAGGTCTTCAACTTCCTAGCCTGCCAACAGTAGCTACTCGGTGTCACTCGCTAATCGTGAGGTGAACACATCATCCAGGTAGCCAGTGGCACCCAGGAAGCTGGGATCCTGACCGGCTACGGCGGCGATCTGCTCCTCCAAGGTGGGCATGGGAGGCGGGGGCTGTACGTCGCTCATTAGCTCAGGTTCTTGCTATAGCTCCCTGCTGAGATGGTGAAGGTATCTCCCAGGTTGCAGGTCTTGGGCGTGCTAAGAGGGCCGAACCAACGGCGGGTGGTGCCGTTCACATCCCACTCCTCGACTCCCACGACTTGACAGGCGGGCATCGACGCATACGTCAGGGTGTTACTCGACGCAATGGAGCCACCGGAGGGTGCGGCGAACTGGATCTGCTTACGGCTATAGCTTCCGCCGCCCGTATTGGTCACCTCTGTACCCGGTGTCGTAGGGCTACCCATGGCCGTCACCAGGGCCACCATCTGCGTGCCAACGCCGCCAGAAGGAGCCGTGAAGGCAGCCTGACCACTGCTGGCAGCGAGGATGTTGTTCGCTTCAGTTGTCGTCAGGTTGGCCGTGGCTCCTCCTCAAACTCTGCTGAGGTGATCCCTTGTTCCTCAAAGAGTTCCTGGAGGTACTCCCGTGGCGGGTTGCCCATGAACTCGTTGAAGCGGTCGCCCAGGTAGATGTCACCCAGGGCCTCTTGGGCGTGCTTCACGCTTACCTGGCAAATCTCACAGCCGTCTTCGGCACAGCATTGGACGTGTTTGGAGACCGACAAATCAGTTCCCTGGCGTGTAACCGGGTGGTTGATAGCCACGAACTGGACGTGGTGAGCGTGGCTGTCGGTCTCGCCGCACTTGGCGCATGTGCGCTCTACTCGCTCGACATCGGTCATCAGTGGTAGACGACTCCCCGGCTTTCCAGCCAGTTATAGAGGTCTCTCGGAACCCGATAACGGCGACCACGCAGGAAGGTGTAACTGGTGCCTACGCCGTAGGTCATGTCTTCGATGTCGGAGTTGACCCGAATGACTCGCCACTCATCCTCCACCACCATGGGTTCCGGCCCCAGGTCTTGCACCTCCAGGGCGTTGGGGGTCTGCACCTTGGGTACCTGCTTGGTCTCCATGTCCTGAAGATCCTTCATGGGGTCGTAGCCAGGGATCACGTTGGTGGGATCCAGGATGGGATCGTCCTCCATCGTGATCGGTCGGTTAGAGAGGGCCTCGATGCGGGCCTGGGCCTCCGGTGACATCTCCACCACCGCACCGGAGGAGGGGTCGTAGACCCCTTCCTCCTCGATGACGGTGTCGACCTGATTCACCAGGCCGATTTCCTGCTGACGCTGGGCCAGCGTGTCCTGGTTCTCCTCAGCCAGCTTGATGCGCTGGGAGCCAGTGAAGTCGCCTCGTTGCGGTCTCGCCATTGTACCTTTTCGTACCTTTTCAGTTAGTCCATGCCTGAACGACCGATTGGTCCGTTATGAGACCGAATCCCCAGATAGCATACCAACAAAGGGCATGTTCTCTACCGAAATCCAATACACCACCATCACGTAGCTCAACAGGCAATGCAATGGCATGACCGAACGCATTGTCCCCGAGGTAGAGCGCACCGTGCGTCACGCCAGCTTTGCCCTGACCGGTGCCGCCCGCAGGGCCTGCACCAGGGGCGTACTGCCGCACCTGGGTTGTCTCGATGTATACCACGTCATTTAGACGACCTATCTCGCCTATCATGAAGTTTCCTGGCGCAGCGTATTTCGTCATTTCGATGAATTCCGGGTTATCTCGTATCCTACGAGACTGGTGCGGGTCGATGAAGCAGACGTAGGTCTCACCGATCCTGGGCACGTTCTTGGTCGCCAGGGTCTCCACGGCGTCCGTGGTCACGTTCACCGACATGTACTGGGTGCCAGCCAGGGCGGCATAGTTGGCAGCCACCACACCCTGGTCATACGGGCTGATCAGAATAATGACACCGGTCGGCAGGGCGT